CACAGTACCACAGTACATCACCAATCTCCTTGGCTATAGCGTCCCTGTCCTCAGATGTAAACACCCCATTCTTATCACGTAAGACCTTCTTAACCTTATTGGCTACCTCACCTGCCTCACCTACTAGGCCCAGTGCAGGATACACAACCTTGTCTGTGTAGATGGCTGTCTTGGCTGCTGATCTTTGATACGAATTAAAATCAGACATGTGGTACTTGCCCTCCATGAATTTCTTTACGTCCTTCTCTAAGCTGTTCATCCTTCTTTACCTTTGTTAAGTTCTCATGGTAGGCTTTGTCATAGCCCCTGTTCCACTCACGAAATTGCATAGTGTCTGAGTGAAAGGGGTTGACTTGTCCACCTCTCTTGAAGGCATAGTATCCCTGCTGATACTGTACCTTGAGGGGGGCATCGTATTTGCCCAACCCCCTTGCGTTACGGTTCATTGCTTTCCTCATGCCGCTGCCTTTACATTAATTAACTGGGCATCTACGTAGGGTATGTGATAGAACTGTTCACCCTTCATAATGTTTCTGCCCCTTGCCTCTTTTAGTTTATCATCTGTCAGTAATGAACTGTCAATACACCATGCCTGTTGCATGTCCTCACGAAAGATATAGAACGTCAGGTTGCCTTTGTGTTTACTTAACAACTTCTTCTTACGTTCAGGTATGCGTATCTCTGTCCAGTGTGTAGGCCAATCTCCTTTCCATGCAGCCTTTACCTCTGCCTCATTGAAGTATGTTTCTCCACCCTCTTGTGTTACTACGTCAGCATCATAAGATTCCTCACTGTTTACTACAGTGTGTCCATGATACTCAAGGTGTTTGATTAAAGTTTCTTTAGCTACACCATCATATTTACCATAGAGATTATGAGAGAAAGGTTTTCTGTAAGCTGTCATATTATTAGTCCTCTTGAGAAAGATTAGTTTTTAACTCTGCTACTTTAGCCTGTTGCACACTGGACACACACTTATGTATATGGTCAATAAGCTGTAAGGAATTGTTACCTAGAGTAACGAGATTAACAATATTCATTGCCTCTTGGTCTTCCTCATTAACTTCATACTCTGTATCGTCTATTGTTATTTTCATATTTTATTTCCCTTTAGTTTAAATGGCATAGCCACACATTGACTTACTGCCCTAGAGTTTTCATCCGGTCTTGTTTCGTATAGCCGTAGCATATCATGTTCTCGCCATGTTTGGCAAGAGCTTTCTGTTTTAAAAACAAGGTTAAGTGTCTTAACATGAAACCTTTGTTCATCTTCTGTAATAAGGCTTAGTATTACTACGTATATCCATACCATAATATTGCTCCTTTTGTATGGCAGTTTACCCACATGCCAAGGTGCATCGTCTAGGTAATGTCCACCATTTCACATACATCACCAGTACATGCCATAGTCTGCATACCACTAGTGTTGTCTGCATGTTCTAGTTCTGCTAGTTTAGTCCAGTCAATCTTAGTAGGTGAGCTATCAACCATGTCATAGAACTCTTCTTGTGTACACTCTTGATATGGTGCCTGCTGATACGTGTGTTCGTTGAAGGGCAGGAATGAAACACCAGACATTTCATCAAAGTGTTTGTATACAAATGCCCCTACCTCTAGCCACTCATCTGCCTTCACATTGATAGTGACACTAGGCTTATGCTCACACCAATGACGTTGGTACATAAGCCACATGTCTAGCTGTTCAATGGCTGTCATGTCTGCTGTACACACTGCACCCAAGGGTGACTGCATTGGAAAGCTGAACACTGTGGTAGCATCAGGCTTCATAACGTCAGGCTCATTGGGTATGCCTTGTGACTTCATAAACTCTGTCAATGGGTCTTTATTATCTCCACGCACAGTACGGATATAATAGGGACTATGACGAGCATGTATTCCAGAAGCCGAATCAACCAGTTGGGAAACTGTTCCACTGGGCTTAACGCAAGTAATAGCAGTGCTGTGAGGGACACCAAGACGGTCAGCCCACTCAGCATTAGTAGAAATAGCCACATTTTTAAGATGCTCCAATGTTTCAGACAACCCTTTATTGTCTAGGGTCATCAGCTTATTGTCCATTATCCCTGTGAGTGACACACCGAGCAATCGCTCTGCCTCTGTGTTGGTAGACCACACCTTCCGCAAGTATGGGAAGTTTGTGTAGGTGGACTGTATTGTTCCAAGTACAGTTGCAAGACGGACCTTTCTTGTAAGGTCTTCCAAACCGTCTGTCGCACGGATGACAACCTCTGTAAGATTACAGAACTGATTCGGCCTAAGAATGATTTCTGAGCATGGGTTTGTTCCGAACTCATAGCAAGACTCTCTACGGCCATTCTTTGCAGCTTGTTTGATTGATGCTTCTCTATTAAATATACCTCTTTCACCACTACCACTCTCCATTAGGGCTGTCCACTCACGCATGAATGCCATGCTGTCTGGTTTCTCTGAATAAGATACAGAGTTATTTGCCAATGCTCTGTGTGCTGCATTCTCCCACCAGTTACCTGACTTGGCATGACGCATACGATCATCACTAAGATTACTTAATGAAATCATGGCACTACGGCGTACACCACCGACCACTACTACCTCACCAATCTTACACATAAGATCATGACACTCTAGGCTGGACAGTTTGCGTCCCTGTGCCTGTCGGAATGTAGTGACAGCAAAGTTAAACAGATCAATCAATGGGGCAGGACCAGATGCCCTACCACCGAATGTCTTTAGTCTTGCACCTGCTGGCCTGACTTTAGACACATCCCACTTGGGAATTTCGCCAGCCCATAGGAGTGCCAACACTTGTCTCAGCCCTTTAGCCCATCCTTCCTTGCTGTCCTTGATGACAACAGTCGTATCACTTTGGAAAAGAGTAGGAACATCAGGGAGTTTAGCAATGAACTGACGCTCAACACTGAAACCAACCCCCGTCCCGCAAAGCAAGATGAACATAGCCTCATCGAAAGACTTAGGATCATCTACGGGTAGGTAACTACAGTTGTACATACAGGTGTTGTCTCTGTCTGCTGCCTTACCTGCTGTCATTAGTGACCTCATACTAGGCATGACCTCAAGGCTCAGTATAGCATCACGCATTTCATCTAGGTCAACAGGCTTGAGCCATGTCTTAGCAATGTTCTGTAGGTAACGTTCTACAGTCTCTCCCCACGTTTCTCTACGTCCTTCATCGTCTAGCCATCGTGCATAGCGGCTAGTGGCAATGAATGTCTGGTAGTCACTAGGCAAATAGTTATTGTTCATCAGTTGTTATCCTCATCTTGGTTATACTTATACCATCTATATCATATATGTAAGCATATATAGCTTCATTTATTTCTTCTTCAACACTACCATCTACAGGTACAGGATAGTCTTCCTCGTCAATGTCAAGACTTATTAATACTCTAGCTTTCATCTTCTAGCTCTTGAATTAAACGGTCTATGTACCAACGTGCCTTACGTAAGTCTTCAATACCATTCTTGTAAGGCCACCGCCAGATATACTTGAAGGCATTTTGCCAACAGTAAGCATGGTGTGGCTCTACGTATGATCCCTCTGACATTGCCTTCATTGCATCAATGCATTCAATCCCCCCCGAATTATACTGTGGGGGATGATTGACTACATCTGTTGGTAATTCTTTCCACTTAGCCATTATGCATTGCCTCTTGTCTTAGATGTTAGGGTTAGTACGTTACCGTCTGCTGTATAGTTAGGCTCATCTGCAACATCTGGTACTTCATCGTTTAGTCTATTAGTTACATAGCTATGCAGTGCGTCCCTTACATACTCATCCTCTTCTATGACAGGTATAACAGAACACAACATGCTGCACAAGTGAGAAAGATATGCAAAGTCTTCTTCACCCAAAGGATTTTCTTCTGATGACACAAGAGATACCTGAACATCCCCGTCCCATGTACCGTCCTCATGGTAAGGGGTAATACGTATCACAAAGTCCTCTGGTTTTAGATCGTTTAGTATGTCTTTTAAATTCATCTACTTCCTCACTATCTTAGGGTGTGGGTAGGCAACAAACTTTGTGCCTAGTGCCTTACCCTTTTCTTTTAACCATGCTTCAGGTATGATCCTATCATAGCAATCAAAACCATACCTGTCACACCATACACCATAAGAACTTTTAGCACCCTTACTTAGCTTACGTCTACTGTTTTCAAACACGAACCGTATGTCTAGGTTAGGGTGTTGCTTTTTTACCGCAAGGTGCTTTCGTCTATCGTTAGCTGTGAACAAACCCTTGGCTTCAATGATAATACCGTTAGGTAATATGAAGTCAGGGGTGTATGTTCTGTACGTCAGGTCTTCCCACTCAATCTTAATGGCTTCATACTTGGCATCAACGCCTAAGTCTTTTAAGTATTTGCCTAGTGTTACCTCTAAACCACTCCTGTAACCGTACTTTCTAGCTGCACGAAAGCTCTTGCCATTCATCACCGCCAGAATAGATGTCGGCTAGGCTGTACTATCCAAGGATTATGTGTCAGGTTTAGCTTGGTCAACTCTTCCTGTACTACCTTGTCCATTGCATTACGTGCTTCAATAGCCTCACGTAAAGCACCATACTTCTTTTTCTTTAGGTCTGCCTTGGCTTGCTGTAGATCATCCTCCATCACAGCAATAGCTTCCTCTATATCCTTTACTTCTTCTTCATTGAACATTAAAAGTCTCCTACTTTTAAGGTTGAGT